CACCGATCAACCATACCACTGCCAGAGGCGTCTGCGCTATTAGGGATGAGTTTGGCAATGTGATGGGCATGTGCTCTAGAATAATGTATGAAAAAGAACATTGTTTAGTTACTGCTTGTCACGTTTGGTTGGATATGATCAAACAGAGTGTTAGAGGTAAAGTTTTCATTGAGCATGGTGGTGTTTCATCACCCATTGATGTTAATGCAGTAGAGATATTGTCATCTTCCCCACAAGAACAATTGGACGTTGTGGTAATCAAGGTTACTGTTGGTTTCTTTGAATTTCTTAATGTTAAGAAGCTTAAAGTTGGAATGGTTCCTGATGGAGCACCAGTCGTTTTGTTTGGATATGAACCAAGTATGGGTCTTTGTAGCTCAATTGGTACGGTCCTATCTCACCCCGACAACTTTGGAATTTTGACTCATAATGCGTCTACAATCCCTGGTTGGAGTGGTACGCCTTTGATGTATAATAACAATTTGGTTGGGATACATACCGGTTTTGAAAATGGTAAGAATGTAGCCTCAAGTACATTCTGGGAGTTTGTAGCAATGAAAGAATCTTATGTTAATTTGAATAAGAGACAGATAGTTGATGAATTACCCTCGATTCCTAATATTAAGGTTAGGAAGACTCATTTTAAAACCAGGTTCTATTACCATCAGGTTGAAACCATTGGAAAGTTGGCCAAAATAACTTCATGGCCGTTAAAGGACTTTAAGGGTTCGGCAACGTGGTCCAGAGACGAAGATTTGGAAGATTATATGGATATGCACGAAAATGGTGGTTATGAAGGTGCGGATTTTCTCCGCGGAGTCCAGAACCATCCTCCTACAGCTCTCTCCGACAGCTCTACAGCCTCGGACAGTATCAGTGGGAAGAAGGTGACGTTTGCACAGACGGGATTGGACTCCAAGAAGTCGGTCGATGTGCCGCCAGAGGATTTGGAGGAGAACCTAAAACCGAAAATATCTTTATCGAAAAAGCAAAAGCGAAAAGGGAAAGTCTACGAGAGTGGTCGAATCCCCCCAAGCACGCAGCAGCCGAGCGAAGAAGTCTCTTCCTCCAAGCCGGTAGATACAAGGATAATAATCGCCCACATAACAAGAAAGCAAGAGAAACTCTACAACAGGATTTGCCGCACACGCGAATTCCAGCAGGTTTTAGCGCAAAGGACACCAGAGAAGGCTCTTCTATTACGGAAGAAACTATTGGCGTTCGTCGTCTCTTACACTTTTCCGTTGACAGGAAATCCACTCCGGGATTTCCTCTCAGCGCCTTAGGCAAACATAACGGAGATGTTCTTGACTCACATACCAACTTAGTATGTGAATTGGTAGTCGAACGTCTCCGCCTACTGCTTACTCTTGATACTAATAAAGAGATAAGTCCAAAAGATTTAGTAATAGGAGGATTTTGTGATCCAATGAAGGTTTTCGCTAAAGGAGAACCTCACAAATCTTCCAAAATCAGCGAAGGCCGTATCAGATTAATTTGTGGTGTTTCTTTGATTGACAACGTAATAGCTCGTCTTTTATGCTCTCTACAAAATAATACAGAGATTGTTTTAGCCGATATATTACCTGTTAAGCCAGGGATGGGTCTTCATGATGAGGGGCTTGAAAGTTTGTCGTTTTATTTTAATTCGATGTATTCGAAAGGTCCCTTGTCAGAAGCTGATGTTAAGGGCTGGGATTGGTCTTTCCAATCCCGAGATTTTGACTTTGATGTTGAACGTAGGATTGAACTTGCGCATGCTGAGGGTACTATATACGCCAGATTGCTTCGAGCTCATTTCTATTGTATGGCTAGGAAAGTCTTTCTCTTGAGTGACGGATCTATGATCCAACAGCTTAAGCCGGGTATTATGCCATCGGGATGGTATAACACCTCTTCTACTAACAGCAATGTTAGATGCGGACTTCATTATGAACTAGCGTTACAGGCGGGTGAAATTCCTAGCATAATGGCTATGGGAGATGATTCTGTAGAAAGAAGCTTTCCCAATGCAATCGAAGCTTATGCGGAATTAGGTAAGACTGTGTCTTTCTTTAGAGATGCAACTCCAAAATCGTTTGAGTTTTGTTCTACCCTGTTTACAGGTGTGTTGGGTTACCCAATCAATATAGATAAACAAATCTATAACTTGTTATCTACTACTCCGAATAATATAGTTGAGTTAAATACTAGACTCTTGGGGTTCGAATATGAAATTCGTAATCACCCAGAGTTTAATGAGATTAAACAACTTATTATAGATAGTGGATGGACTACACAAGATTTTAAAAACGCAGAGGATCAGGATAAAATTTTGATGGGGTCTAGGGGCGTAATAGACCAAAACAGTTTCTGTGCTAACCAAAATGCCAAGAGACTACACGGATCTACCTTTCCGGGTTGCCCTTCGATGTATAGTCCCGTTTCGTCATTGCGGTATCCCATACAAATGACCAATAAACGAAACAATAACAAGCGCAAGGTTGCTGCTCCATCGCAAAAGCAGACAATTAATAATATTGTACAGGCTGCTGTCTCAGCTGCTGTAAAGAAAGTGAACCCAACTCTTCAACAGAAAGGAAATAACACCACTCTTGGAGACTTAGGAATGCTTGCTGGCAATGGCATTTCCAAAATATTTGGTTTAGGTGCTTATAAATTGAAGTCAAATTCACTTTATAGGACATCTAACCAAGTCCCGGTTATGCATTCTGCTTCCGAATCTATAATATTCCGTCATAGAGAGTATATAGGTGATGTTAGTAGTACTAATGCTTTTACAGTTGTTCAGTATCCTATCAATCCTGGACTTCCACAGTCTTTCCCTTACTTATCCACCGTAGCCTCTTGCTTTCAGGAGTATAAGTTTAGGGGTTTGATCTATGAGTTCAAATCTTCTGGGGCTGATGCTTTAGTTAGTGGCACTAACACTGCCATGGGCACTGTGTCCATGGTAGCACAGTATCGCGCTGATGCTCAACCCTTACAAAATAAAATAGAAGTATTAAATGAAATGTGGTCTACGACTGCCAAAACATCTGATAACACTATTTTACCTATAGAATGTGCTCCAAAAGAGAATCCTATGGCAGTTCAATATGTACGAACTGGTGCAGGATACTCTGGAGATATCAAACTATATGATTTGGCGGTTTTAACCGTCGCAACTGGCGGCTCGCAAGGAAACAATGTAATTGGGGAATTGTGGGCTTCCTACGAAGTGGAGTTCCTTAAACCAACCCTATCTGTAACAGGGGGGGTGTTGGCCGCAGATCACTACGTTCGTTCTGGAACTGGTGTTGCTCCTTTAGGGCTCATCGGCGTCTCAAAACCCGTTAGTACCTTAGGCACCACGGTTACTGGTAACGCCATTACTTTTCCTGTTGGAATTGTTGGTCGTTACAGTATCGTTTTGTATCATCTGGGAACTGCTGCTGTACTTTCGTACGGGGCGGTTACCATTACTAATGGAACTTTACTTCCGGTTATCGCTGGGTTGACTTATGTCGCTCAACCTTCTAACGCTATTTCTAGCGTACAGTTTTTGGAAACTGTGGTTATCGATATTCCTCCTTCCACCGTGGCTTGTGTTGTAACTTTCCCTAACGGAACTTACCCAACAGCTTCTACCATCGATCTTAGTATCACTGAGACCGTTGATTATTATGCTTAATGGGTTTTAAGGTATGTAAAATAAGAATTAGCACTCTTAACCTACTAGCTACTGAGTAAAC